CTACCTACTGCGAGTTGAAAATAGACGTTGAGTCCAGCCTCAATGCAGATCCCACGTTCCTTGAGCGCGTCCTTAGGTACCGAATTGAATCGGTTTCCTCGGACGACTTCGGGCCGTGAGTGTTCAGGAAAGGATGTACAAAGACTTTTAAACCATGAGGTCGCCTGCCAAAAGGACAGGAAATCCACGGAGCCTTTTGTAATAGTTGGTCTTGAGGACATTTTATCAGGTACAGTGATGTACTTGCCTATGTCCGCGAACGTAGAGCCCTTACCAAATCTGCCCACCAAATCACGGGGTAGCGGTCCCATGAGAGAAGACACCTTTTCTCGCACGGCCGACAGGAAGTCGATCATACGTACGTCGCAGGCGGTGTAAGAACCGTTGTTGCAGCGTAAGTGTTTCAGGTAGACATTAGTGGCCTTATTACGGCGCTCGGAGGATAAGAAACCCTCTATTGCGTCGGACTTGAGGTCCATACCGGTGTCATGATCGGCAAATTTCCTGAGAAACTCACCAACCACGGCATCCTTGTAATAAAGTGCAGGGTTATCGTAATTACGTGGGTCCACTCTTAATGAGAATAGTTCCACAACCTTACCATTCTGAACCAGATTGCTAACATGGTCAGAGAAAGGAGTGTTCGTCTCAGCGCACAGCGTCCTGAGAACCTTCGTCAATTGATGATCGAGGTGCTTCTTCACGGTTGGTCCTTAGGTTTTACCCTGCGGAGTAGCCAGAAAGAAAGCATTCCTTCCACAGCGGGGAGGCGTTCAGCGACTGCCAATAGGCAACCGCTTCAGCCTTGAACGTGTCGGGGACCGTAGAGGGTGAAGTCATTTCACCGTTTCGGAACTCGACGTTCGCCACGACTTTCGTCAAGCCGGTGACGGCGTCAACGATAGTGTAAGGTACGATCAACGAGGCCAGCACTTTACGTGCGTTTTTGGACTGGTTCCAGCGCGACACGATGGTCGCGTAAGGACGCCCAATGACCACACCCGAGAGTGCGGTCGCGGCCCAGATAGACGGGGTTCCATCGCCCTGTGCGGGAGAGACGACGTCAAACGTTACGTTCGCGCCGGCAGCATTTTTCGCTGTAATACTAGCCATTGTTGGCATAATGATTTCCTTTGGGATGTCCCTCGATTAAGAGGGCTTGGTCTCGAATGAAGTAAGCCTTACGGCCCACCGAGGTGTGATCTTTACGACCACTTCGAGGATTTAAGAAAACCCGTTAACAAGGAGATGGCCGTAGCCGCTCTCGTCAAGGATTGAATGCCGTTTCCGGTCCGATCGAACAAGCCAGGGGGTCGGAATTCCCCCAGCAAAGATCGAGCGAACAAGAATGAGTTGTCCTCGTCTGATCGTCTGTGCGTAGGCCCAGTGATCACGTAGGTATAACTCGCTTTCGTCTTATCAGTCCTTTGAGCGTCCCCTATTCCCAAACCGACAAAGTCGGTGTAAGAGTCTAAGAATCGACCCACAGGTAAGAACCAGTCCACCAAGAAACTAAACGGTATTAGCTCCCAGGCAACTGTTGCAGGGTTTACGAAGCCCAGCTGGTTCGCCTTCAGGCTGTTCGGAGACTGAACAACGCATACGCAAGATAACCTTACCCCAGAACTCTGGGTGCGGGTCTCAACACGTTTGTGCCATCCTCCATCCGAAAAGCCATCAACGACCGTTGACGTGTAGTCAGCGTACCCTGTTGACGTGAACTTGTTCCGAAGACGCAAGTCCCTGTCTTGAAGCACGTCGACAGCACCGCCGATATCAGATATCAACGGCGACCAACCGAACCAGTACTCGAGCCAGAGGGACCCGACGCTTTTGACCTTGAGGCGTAGAGCGTAGGTATCCATCTGGACCCGGGTGTTGGGGATTCGGTAAGTGCGTCCTTTCCCAAGGCGCACCCATTGAGGGGGCTTGTCCCTCTTGATCTGCAACTTGAAACCAAACGTCCGGAGCATACCAGGGAGATCGAACTTGCGAAGCTGTCGCAGACCCGTGAGGATCTGTGTTGCCCGCTTACCGATCATCTGGAAACTCTGAGCACGCTCAGCCACGTTGACAGCGAGCATTGCGCTCGATTCACCTCTCACCTTGTCCACAAGCTTGTCGTACGCTTTCGCATACGCCTTCGCCTGGACGCCGACGGGATCCATGAGACAGTAGTTGAGACTTTGCGTGGAGAACTCGCCATTCAAGGGAGCCCCCGCGTTAGTCTGCGAACCATAAGTCCGATAAGGCATCGGTTTGTAAGGAGGTCTTTGCGTATACCGCACTTTCGTCACGAAGGACGAGGGTGTACGGTAAGTAGCAGTGCCCTTATAAGCCATTCACATTTCTCCAAGTGGGTACGACCCACAATGTGAAAGGAGACGACGTGGGTCACGTCAAACCGCGCGCCTGTTTTTTAGCAAGCATGCGGAGGGAGACTGTTAAAGTCTGCCCGGAATGCG